CAGCCGCCGCCCGCGCGAGGCGAAATCCGCGCTGCCTCTGGTAGCGGTCACCGAAATCGGCGCAGCCCGCTGGGGCAGCCGGGAGGGCGCGGCCCTGACGCGGGACGGATACCTGGCCAATGCGGTTGCCTATCGGGCCGTGCGCATGGTGGCCGAGGCTGCCGCCTCGGTGCCGCTGGTCAGCGCGCAGGCAGGCGCGGCGCAGCTGATCCGGCGGCCCCAGCCGGGCAGCGTGGCAGCGGATCTGTTCGAGGCGGCCTATTCGCAGCTGCAGCTGACCGGGAATGCCTTCCTGGAGGGGGTGCGGCTGGACGGGGCGGCGCGCGGCGTGTCGGCGCTGTATGTGCTGAACCCCGCCAGCCTGCGGCCGGTGTGCGATGCGCGCGGCTGGGTCGAGGCCTGGGCCGTGCGCGAGCGTCAGGGCGAGCGGCTGATAAGGCGCGATGCCGAGACGGGCTGGAGCCCGGTGCTTCACCTGAAAACCTTCAACCCGGTAAGTGATTTGATGGGGCTGCCGCCGCTTGGCGCAGCGCGGCGGGCGCTGGACCTGCACAATGCGAGCGCGGACTGGGCCAAGGCGCTGATCGACAATTCGGCCAAGCCGTCGGGCGCGCTGGTCTATGGCGGGCATGGCCGGATGCCGCCGGACCAGTTCGACGCGCTGAAGGCGGAACTGGAAGGCATGTATTCCGGCGCGGCGAATGCCGGGCGGCCCCTGTTGCTGGAGGGCGGACTGGACTGGCGGCCGATGTCGCTGTCGCCGGCGGAGATGGATTTTCTGGAGGCGCGGCACAGCGCGGCGCGGGAGATCGCGCTGGCGCTGGGCGTGCCGCCCATGCTGCTCGGCATTCCGGGGGACAATACGTATTCGAACTACAAGGAGGCCAATCTTGCCTTCTGGCGGATGACGGTGCTGCCGCTCGTGCAGAAGATGGCGGCGGCGCTGTCGGCCTGGCTGGATGTGCCGTTCGGGGCGGAGGTGGAGGTGCGCGCCGACCTTGACCGCATACCCGCCCTGTCGGCCGAGCGCGACGCGCTGTGGGCACGGCTGGAAGGGGCGAGCTTCGCGACCGTTGAGGAGAAGCGCAAACTGGCGGGGCTGCAGCCATGAAGTTCGACCGGAAAGTGACGATCGGATTCATCGCGGCGGTGCTGGTGCAGACGGGCGGCGCGCTGGTCTGGGCCGGGGCAGCGGCGGAGCGGATCTCGACGCTGGAAGATACCGTCCGGGAGCGGCGCAGCGTGGTCGAGCGACTGGCCCGGCTGGAAGAGGGCGTCGAGCGGATGGAAGCCCAACTGGAGCGCATCGAGCGGCGGCTGGAGGCGGGGGATGAGTAGGGGCGTGTTCAATGGGGCGAGTCCGGCGGACCCCCCTCTAACTCTCCCCTTTCAGGGGGGAGAACGGCCCTCAAGCAAGGCGGCCGTGGTCAGCGTTCCTCCCCCTGCAAGGGGGAGGACAGGTGGGGGTCCTGCGGACTCGCCAATCCTCATCGAAGGCTATGCCTCGCTGTTCGGGATTCCGGATGCGGGGGGCGATGTGGTGCGGGCGGGGGCGTTTGCGCGCAGCCTGCAGCGGAGCGTGCGCCTGCCGATGCTGTTGCAGCACCGGCCGGGCGCGATTGCGGGGCGCTGGGTACGGATGATCGAGGACGGGCGGGGCCTGTATGTGCGCGGCCTGGTCGAAGGCGTGGCCGCGCGGTCCATGGTGGCGCAGGGGCTGAGCGGGCTCTCCATCGGCTTCCGCCCGCGGATCTGGAATTTGCGTCCGCCGGACGGGCGCGAACTGGTCGAGGTGGACCTTGTGGAAGTCTCCCTCGTGACCAGCCCGATGCAGGCGCGGGCGCGCTTTGCCCTGCTGGGCATGGAGGGGAAAGCGGCGTGAGCAGACATGAGTATCAAACAGGAGACGACATGACCAAGGAAACCAAGATGGCCGGCGGCGAGGGGCCGGACGCGGCCGAGATGATGGCAGCGTTCGCAGCCTATACCGAGGCGAATGATGCGCGCCTTGCCGAGATCGAGGCGAAGGGTGCAAGCGATCCGCTGACGGAGGAGCGGCTGGCGCGCATCGACACGCGGATCGAGGCGCTGAGCCTGAAAATGGCACGGCCGGAAGCCGGAGACGGCAAGGCCGGCGAGGGCGACGCGCGCAGCGAGGCCTGGAGCCAGTATCTGCGCACCGGCGATGAGAGCGGGCTGGCGCGGCTGGACACCAAGGCGCTGAACACCGGCACGGATGCGCAGGGCGGCTATGTCGCGCCGCCGGAACTGGACCGGCTGATCGAGTCGCGCCTGCTGGCGGCGAGCCCGATGCGCCAGATCGCCACCGTGCGGCAAACCTCTGCCGGGACCTATCGCAAGCCGGTGGGGCTGGGCGCGGCAGCGAGCTGGATCGGCGAACAGGCGGCGCGGACGGAAACGGCGCATGCCGGCCTGTCGCTGCTGGAATTTCCGGCCGGCGAGCTCTATGCCATGCCGGCGGCAACCCAGACCCTGCTGGAGGATTCCTATGCCGACATCGATGCCTGGCTGGCCGATGAGGTGGAAGCCGCCTTTGCGGCGCAGGAATCGGCAGCCTTTGTCAGCGGCGATGGTGACGGCAAGCCGAAAGGCTTTCTCGATCATGAGATCGTCGCCGAGGCGAGCCATGAATGGGGCAAGATCGGCTCGGTTGCCGGGGACTTCACGGCCGATGACGCCGCCGACCAGATCATCGACCTGATCTACACGCCGAAGGCGCAGTTCCGCGCCAATGGCCGCTTTGTGATGAACCGCCGCACGGTCGCGGCGGTGCGCAAGCTGAAGGATGGCGACGGGCGCTATCTGTGGCAGCCCGGCAATGGCGGCGAGGCGGCGACCATCATGGGCTATCCGGTGACCGAAATCGAAGACATGCCGGACATCGGCACGGGCAATGCGGCCATCGCCTTCGGGGATTTCCGCCGCTTCTACCTGATCGCCGACCGCCAGGGCGCGCGCGTCCTGCGTGATCCGTACTCGGCCAAGCCGTTCGTCCTGTTCTACACGACCAAGCGTGTCGGCGGCGGCGTGCAGAATTTCGACGCCGCGAAAGTGATGGTGTTCTGATTTTTATCCTCCCCCGCTTGCGGGGGAGGTGCCCTTCGACCCGCGCGTTGCTTGTGGGTGCACACATCCGCTCATCCCGGCGAAGGCCGGGACCCCACCCGGCACGTCCGGTCTCAATCAGCTGGGCCCCGGCCTTCGCCGGGGTGAGCGGGTCTCTTTTTCTCAACCCAACCAAAGGAAATCCAACATGTTCGAATCCATTCTGACCACCCTCATCCGCCAGGCCGCGCTGCTGACCGGGCCGCAGCAGGAGGAATTCACGACCAAGATCGCCGAGGCGCTTTCGACCCTGATCAATTCGACCGAGACCGAGATCGACAATGAACTTGTCCGCAGCGTCGCCCTGCCCATCGGCGGCACGCTGATCGAGAAGCTGGAGGGGATGGTTTAGGGAAGGAAGTGCTTCACCGTTCTCCAAACTAGATGTGCAGCGTTTCCAAGCGCAGTGAACCAGACGAACCATTTCGGTGGACCATCTGGGAGTCTAGTTTGTATGGACATCGCAGCCTCCTTATCGCGGCAGAACTCGTAACAATCATTATGGTGTCTGGGGGTTGATCCCCACTCAACACTCATAAAAAATATAAGAAAAACAAGCGGATGAACAATCTGACGGTGATTTCACCGCCGGACGGGGAGGCTTTGTCTCTCGATACGGCGAAGGCCTATCTGCGCATCGGCCATGCGGGCGAGGATGATCTCGTCACCGGCCTGATCGCGTCGGCGCGAGCGCGGCTGGAGGCGGAGACGGGGCTGGCGCTGATCGGGCGCACGATGAAGCGGCGGTTCGACCGCTGGCCATCGGGCGTAACGCGGACCGGCATGCGGCTGGTGCCGGGGCCGGCTTCGGCGCTGGTCTCGATCGAGACGGTGGATGCCGAGGGGGCCGCGCAGCTCTACACGGCGCGGTTTGCGCTGAGCGGCGGGCGGCTGCGGCTGAAGCCCTTTGTGGCGCTGCCAGCCATTCCGCCCGGTGGGCGCGCGGATGTCACCTTCGTGACCGGATATGGCGTGGCGGAGGATGTGCCGGAGGATCTGGTGCAGGCGTTGAAGCGGCTGGTGCTGGCGGCCTATCGGCGCGAAGCGGGCGAGGCCCTGCCGGAGGAAGTGTCCGCCATCCTGGCCGCGCGGCGGGAGCGGCGGATATGAGCGCCGAGGCCGCCATCGAAAGTGCGCTGATGGATCTGCTGCGTGCGGATACGGGGGTGCAGGCCGTGTTCGGCCAGCCCGCGCGCGTGTTCGATTCCGAAAGCGAGGCGCCGCTGTTTCCCTATGCGCAGCTGGAGCGTCATGAAGTGACGCCCGCCGGTGCGGCGCTGGTGGACGGGCATGAGCATCGCCTGACGCTGGCCGTGTTCACTCGGGAGGACGGGCTGAAAGGCGCAAAGGCGGCGGTGGCGGCGCTGCGCGCGGCGGTGGAGGGCGCGACCTGGAGCGTGCCGGGCGTGCATGTCGTGATGGCACATGTCGTTTATGGCGATGTCATGCGCACGGCCGACAAGCGCGCCTTTCGCGGCATCATCCGGATTCGGATCATCTCAGAGGAGGCGGGCTGATGGCAGGCCAGAGGGGCAGGGACATCCTGCTGAAGATTGCAGATGGCGCAGGCGGCTTCACGACGCTGGCCGGGGTGCGGGCGAGCCGTATCCAATTGTCGGCGGGGATGGTGGACGGCACCAGCGCCGACAGCGCCGAAGCGTGGCGGGAGCTGATCGACGGGGCGGGCGTGAAGGCGGCCCGTGTGACCGGGCGGGGCGTGTTCAAGGATGCGGCCAGCGATGCGCGGATGCGGGCGGTGTTCTTCGCAGGCGAGGCACCGGACTGGCAGCTGATCCTGCCGGATTTCGGCATTCTCGAAGGTGCCTTTCAGATTACCGAGCTGAGCTGGAGCGGCGCGCATGATGGCGAGGCGGAATTCTCCGTGACGCTGGAGAGCGCAGGGCGGCTCGGTTTTGAGGTGCTGCCATGAATGCGGCGCGGGGCGAGACGGAATTGGTGATCGGCGGACAGACGCGGCGGCTCTGCCTGACGCTGGGCGCGCTGGCCGAGATCGAGACCGCGTTCGGGTGTGTGCGGATCAGTGAGCTGGAAGCGCGGATGCGGGCCCTGTCGGCGGCGGATCTGATGCTGGTTCTGGCGGCGCTGTTGCGCGGCGGTGGCGAGAACGAAATTGCCGGGCGGCTGGACGCGCAGCATGTGGCGCCGGGCGCGGCAGCGCGGGCCGTCGCCGAGGCGTTCCGGCTGGGGCTGGCGGGATGATGCTGCCCTGGTCGGAAATGATGCGGTCAGCGCTGGCGGCGGGAATTCGCCCGGCGGATTTCTGGCGGTTGTCGCTGAAAGAGTGGCGATGGCTGGCGGCGCGGGGAGCGGGCCTGAAGGCTGGGCGCCTCTCGGAATTGATGGCGGGGTTTCCGGATGAGAGTTCGGTGGATCCCTACCGGTCCCCGGGCGATTGCGAGGCAATCGCCGATCCCCCTCTAACTCCCCCTTTGCAAGGGGGAGAACGGCCCCTCAAGTAAGGCGGCTGCTGTCGGCGTTCCTCCCCCTGCAAGGGGGAGGACAGGTGGGGGTCTGAGCGGAAGAAAGGCAAGTGATGAACGATTTGGAAAGTGACCTGAATGCCGCCGGCGACGCGCTGCGCAGCCTGGCGGAGGGGCCGGGCGTGCAGGCGGCCGAGGCGCTGGAGGCGGCGTTCGGAAAGACGGGCCAGAGCATCGAGACGGCGCTGGGCCGGGCCGCGCGGTCCGGTGAGCTGGACTTTGAACGCATGGCCGAAAGTATCCTGAAGGATCTTGCCCGTGTGGCGGCCGAAAGTGTCGTGGCGATGGCGGGCATTGGCTCCAGCGCGCAACAGGCGGTGACGCTGAACATGAATTATGCGCCGGGAGCGGAACAATCCGGGCAGGGCAGCGAGGCGGCGCTGAGCGCGCTACTGGCGCGGATCGTGGCGGGCGGAGGACGGTTCCTGTGAGTTTGTCGAATTTCCATGAGGTGAGCTTTCCCGTGCCGCTGGCGCTGGCGGCGACAGGCGGGCCGGAGCGGCGCACGGAAGTGGTGACGCTGGCGAGCGGCGCGGAGGTGCGCAATGCGGTCTGGGCGGGATCGCGGCGGCGCTGGGATGTCGGCAGCGCGGCGCTGAAGCTGGACGCGCTGCAGGCCCTGGTCGACTTTTTCGAGGCGCGGGGCGGGCGGCTCTGCGGGTTCAGGTTTCGGGATGCGCTGGATGACCGGTCCTGTGCGGCAGGTGGGCTGCCATCGGCGAGCGACCAGATGATCGGGACGGGCGACGGGTCGGAGACGCGTTTCCAACTGGTCAAGGCCTATGGCGATCATGAGCGGCGGATCCTGAAGCCAGTGGCGGGCAGCGTACTGGTGGCGGTGGACGGCGTTTCGGCAGAGTTCTCGGTGGACGAGACGACGGGCCTGGTCACGCTGGACAGCGCGCCGGCCTCCGGGGCGGCGGTGACGGCGGGCTACCGGTTCGACTGTCCGGTGCGGTTCGACACTGACCGGCTGGATGTCACGCTG